AACTGTACTGAATGGAAAGAATTTTAAATTAAGGAGTGGTATGAGTGAATGAAAAACAATTAGCAACTATAATTACGGATGCAATAAATCCAGGAATTGATAATAAAGCCTTTTGCGAGGCAATGAGTAGAGAGCATAGGTCTTTACAGTACGATTTTACAAATATGTGTCTTGCTTGGCTTGATGAGTGTCGCAAGATGTATGAGGAAGGTCGTTACGACGGCAGGAATGAGTATGCTTGTAAAACAGGTAAAATCTTGATGGATTATTTCCACAAAGGAGAGTGGAATTGATGAAGATTTATCTTGTAGATAGAAAACGCTACATCAATGTAACATTCGATGAGGTTATGAATATCCTTTCATCAGGACTTAACCCTAACGAATGGACCCGAGACAATATTCAGAAATATTTATTGTATTAACAATACAAAATGATTATAATAAAATCTGAGGAGGAATATAAAATGTCAATGGTTCAAATTATTTCTAAATATTCAATAGATGATATGTTATTACACCCAGAAGAATATGTTACAGAAGATGCGGATATGGTGCTCCTTAAGGTATTCGAAGAAGATGTTTCTAATCCAATAATGTTAATGTTGGGATATGACGACAAGGCTGATTCTTATTATTTCGTAGTCGAAGATAATGAAGTAAGCGAGGATATATACTGTGAAACAGGAAAGCTTCCAGAAATGTTCAATTCAATTATGGGCAACCTGTTAAAAGGAGAGATGTAAAATGAAAACTATAGTTGACTATCTACAAGCGAATAAAAAATATGTACATGACTGCCAAGACCGTTATTTTGAACTCATATTAGAAGGAGATCAAATCTTACTGAATTACGACGAAGGTTGGGCTGTTATTAAGACCGACCTAGAAGGGTATGAAGTAGAAAATGAGATTGCCGAAATTCTTGAAGATCAAAAGATTGAAATCAGATTCTGTGAAGAGTGTGGTAAGTCTTTTGACGCAGGATTTATTGCTGGCGATGGTGATTGGTACTGTTGCGAAGAATGTTTTGATGACGCCATGGATACAACCTATAGCAAAGGAAAATGGAGACCTTCCGAAAACGAGGGTGAGTACGGAGGTTGGTATGAAAACCTTGATGGAGACGAATGGGTAGATACAGGTATTTTCTATACAGAATGGTATTAAGGAGGTGGTCTGAATGACCGATATTTTATTGCAAAAATTCTTTGAAAAAGAACGTTGGGAGCAGGCGCTTGAGCTTGGAGTTGGTAAGGGAATTGATAAGGGTGAGTTAAGAAAGCTCACTTCTCCCGAAATCCGACTTGCAATGTATAATGCAATCATTACTGACAACTATGAGATTGCTCCGCCTCATCAAGCGGCTATCCCCAAGGACAACGGAGACATGAGAATTGTTTATGTGAATGAGAATGTTGACAGAGTATTCTTGTCTATTGTGAACAATATGTTCTTTGAATTGTTTCCGGAGTTTGTGCACAAATCTTGTAAGTCATATCAGAGCGGTATTGGTTGTGGCAAGATTGTACAGGAGGTATCAAGAAATATGGTTAATGTAAAATCTCTTGAAGTTGGCTTTAAAGCAGATTTGACCAAGTATTTCGACACTGTGCCGCTTAAATATATCGATGAGATATTCGATAGAATGGAGGAAAAATACGGCAAGTCAAAAATCATTGACATTGTTAGAAAATATTATCATGCGGATTTGTGCTTCGACATCAATGGTGATTTGATTGAATATTATCAGTCTCTGAAGCAGGGATGTGCTGTAGCAAGTTTCTTAGCTGATGCGGTACTATACCATCTTGATGAAGCAGTTAGTATGTTACCCGGCTATTATGTAAGATACTCGGACGACTTACTGTATGTCGGAGAAGAGTGGGGAGCGGCTTTTCAGGTAGTTAAATCTATCTTGGCAGATATGAATATGACGCTTAATCCTAAGAAAGTTGAGCAGGTGTACAAAAATCGATGGGTTAAGTTCCTTGGATTTAACATCAAGGGCGACAAAATCACACTATCCAAAACTCGTGTTAAGAGTTTTCAGAAGGAGATTGAGGCTCGAACAATTAAAAATCGTAAAGTTTCATTTACCAAAGCAGTCAATAATGTAAACAATTATTTGTACAAAGGTGATGGAAAGTATTCTTGGGCTACCTCAGTACTGCCAATTATCAATGTAGAAAAGGATATCGAAACACTGAATACCTTTGTCATGGACGCCTTAAGAGCCTGTGCAACCAATAAGAAAAAGATTGGTGGTCTTGGTAGCGTGAGTGACCGAGATGACTATACTATTCTTCGAGGTACAGGTAAAAATGTGACCGCTAATCGCAATAAGACCGAGAAAGAGATTACAGGTTATTTAACCATTGGCTGTATGCAGAATGCAATCTTGACAAGGAGGCCTGCATATGAAGCATTAGTAAGAACTATGTAACGCAACAAAATGATTTGCTGGGCAACGAAAATTCAATAATGAAATCAATAATGTAGTTTCGAGGGCGCGGTGCTAGAGGCATCGCTTGGATGGAAACTCATATTGATTCATAATATGAAACCAATAAAGATATGCGCCATCGTTGCGAGCAATCATTCACAACACAGTGATGAATTATGAGACAACTAAATTCAGTAAGGAGGTGATGAAATTCGTGGTGCAGTACCCATGACGGTTTATCAACCGTCCTTTGCTACTGCTTCCCCGACCTCACCTCCGCTCATGAGACAAATATAGTCATGTGTCACAGTTGTGAGTAATTCAATTCGTAGCATAACGACAAGTTACAAGGCAACAATATTCAATTCGAGATGAGTTTGATCGTAAAGCCGCAGGAAGATCACTGGGAAATCTCCCAGTATCGACCTGCTCATTTACGGCACTCATCTCCCATATGAATCAAATAAAGTAATATGCCAACGTTGTGAGTAACTTGGACCCCGTAGCATAGCGGTTGATTGCAAGATAATTAAATTCATACTACAGGTTCGTTTAACCAGAGAAGCACGCCCTTCGTGCGGCGATATCACGCCGCTCTACTTGCGTGATGCTCTGGCAGAACCTGTACAAATGAAACTATTAAAGAAATATGCCGCAATTATGAGCAATCTTGGAGCACACCAACAGATAACAAGGTAGTTGACTTCAAATCACAGATAAGTAATAAGCTCACACGACGCCATCCACGCGGTGACTACCGCCTTCTGGCGTCGTGAAAGCTTCTCTTATCTGATATTATGAAGCAAATAAAGAGATGTGCCACAACTATTGAGTATCTATAAAAATAAAAGGAGGCAATTATATGTCAATTTACTTAGAACTCATCGAAAGGGTGAGTGAGGGAGAGACCTTTCACATTGACTTTGAAAAAAGAAATATGAAAGTTGGACCGAGTTATTTAATCAAAGAGGGTGAATTCGATACATCCAAAGAGTTAATTTATGGCACTTATGATGTTGAATTTATACTTCATCAAATTAGACAGCTTTATAAGAACTATAAGTATTCGTTGCCGAGTGAAAGAAGCGATGGTAAAAGAAGAAAATATTTTAAAGCACTTCCTATAGAGGAACTTACAGACGAGCAACTGATTGTTGCAGGAAGGAGAGAGGTTGCACAAGCAGCACTTGAAGGATTTGTGCTCTGCATGATTATGAGTGGACAATTAGTATGGGATGAGAAAATCATGAATGGTACGTGGTTTTATCAATCAGAAATTGACCAGGACTTAGTATTGTTAAGAAGTTGGGTCGAAGGTAAGTAAACAAAAAAATATGCGGTGCTCGGCAATACAGGGCAAATAAATAAAATTTGAAGGAGAAATGAATTATGTTGAACAAGAATGAAAGAATGGCAAAGCTTACTACTATGGGAGTTAATACTAGCAAGTATTTTACTATACCACTTGAAAATGGTGGCACTGTATCTATTGTTATTGATGAAAATGGAAATCCTATGAGAGTAAAGGATGATATTGCAAATCAAATCATCGAGGATGGTTATGTAAGAAACACAAAACTTCACAGAAGATTTGTTATGGCGCAAATGTTCCAAGGTCTTAACTACAAATCTTACGATGGTAGAAAGACTGGCTATAACGAATGGGTTAAGAGACATAGCCTTAAGTATGCGTTCGATATGATGCTTGAGGAAATCAGAGTTCTTGGTAAGCTTGAAGAAAGAGACAGAGAGACTTTTGTTGAGAGAGCACATTTCTTCACAAAGGATGTTATTGTTAAAACTATGGAAGATTATGTTGAAAAGCTGATAGCACACATAGACGCAATGCCTAGTAAGAATTGTAAGGGCGTTCCTTATAAGAGAATTAAGGGAAATAACATTTTCGTAGTAGACATTAGTAAGAAAGTGTATGCACCTCTTACAAATGATATTTATAGAGTTAGATATGCAAGCAACTACAATGAGATTTATAGAATTGTAAAGGGATTCATGAAGAATATGATTTCTCTTCCTTACAACACTCCTAAGAGCAAGGATTGGATTGATGCTTATAAGGGCGCAGGAGCATTCTATACATTAAAGAATCTTGTAATGTTCCATGATTGTGGAATTATTACGACTCGTGGCGTTGTGGTTAGAGGAATGGATGCAGTCGCATATCTTAATGTAAAACTTGACGAGTACAAGGGTGAAGGATGGAGAATGTTCGCATTGATGAAGAAAGTTATCGTTGATAATGGATTTGATTTCAAAGCGGCCATGAGAAGAATTTATAATAACTAATTAATTAATTGTGGATAGATAACGCATAACACATAAGGCATTTCAATTCAAGTCAGATCAAGGATGATATGACTATACAGCAGTCATGGCTGGTTATCACCAGCCCCGACTGCTGTTTATTCATCCGTTCTCGATCTCGATATGAAACAACTAAAGTAATATCTACAGAAATGCAGAGTGTGTTGGTATAAGCGCCAATATACACAAGGGAATACAATTCAGATAAGCTGCACAAACTCCTGAAACAGGATCTTTGCACCTGGTTATCCCCAGGTTTAAGATCCTTTATTCAGGATTATGCAGCTTCACATGATACTGTTAAAGAAAGCTTACAAATTCATGAGTGTATAACAAAAATAAATATGAAAAGAGGAATTAACGTGGAAAATAATGTAGCATTTAGTAAATACAAACTATTAGCGATAGATATATATAAATGGTGTAAGAAACATGACTTATGGGGTGATAATATCATCTACTTCGATGGTAAGGCGTGGTCTAATGGCGAGACGTGGAGTGGAGTTAAGGGCAAAAGGATTGATGAGGATTTGTATGAATATAAAGACAGAAACCCAAGTGATTACTTCGAGTATGCGAATCCAGAGACGTTATCAATGAGCTTTGAAGGAAGTCTAAATTATGTTTTGAATGGATATACAAAGGGCTCTTGGAAGTTAGAAGCAGAATTTATGAAATTGTTTGAGAAATATGGACTTTATTATGAACTTGGTCATTCTTGGAACTTAAGCGCATATGAAATTTAAGGAGGAAGTGTTATGTCTGATAAAAAGTTATGGAGCCTTGCACAAGAGCAGGCCAAAAAAGAATATGAAAAAGAATGCGGCAACTGGGAAGACGCTGATAAATATGAAAGAGAAGACTGGGTCTTTGCCTCATATCTAAAATTGAAGGAGGAAAATTAAATGAAAAAGCGTATTATTTGGAGTAATTCTGATCTCGATATCGATGACTGGAGGGATAGTTATAAGGAATATCTTGAAATGAATGATAAAGACGACTGTGATCCAGATGACGAAGATGATATATATGAATGGATGGAAGAAACAAATAACGATTACCTGTACGATGAAAGAGCAAATCTAAATAAAAAGGTTGATGGCAGAATTCTCGTTATTGGTGACCTTGGTTTGTGGAATGGACGTAAAAGCGGATATCAAATTATTGATAGCAGAAATATTAAAGATATCTTATATGCCGATTGTGATTCTGTTGAGTGGTATGGAGACGGATATAATATTCGTTCTGTACAGCATCATCACGATGGTACGAATTATTGCTTGTATAGAATTATTCGTGAGGATAGAAATATAAACAATCTGCTTGACGCCATCTATAATGGCGAAGAGATTACAAATAAGAAATTGAATTATTATACAAAGTCGCTGTATAAAGATGTGGCGGACGTTTATGGTTGGAGGTAAGCAACAAATTGTATAAAAACATATAACGTGTTAATATAAATTATAAACTAAAAACAAATTTTAGGAGGAATCAATTATGACGGATAAACAAATCCAACAAGCAAAGGCAACATTACCACAATGGAAAAACGGCAAAGCGCCAATCCTAACGCCAGAGCAAAATCAACTAAGAAGAGAATTGCAGTGCAGAGATATGATAAATTCAATTCTTTGCTATAAAGGTAAGGAAGGCATAATGAACAATGAATATATTGCAGATTACATTGATGACCTTGGATGTGATATTGTGAAACGTTTATGTGATGAACAGATTGCAGATTTCGAAAAGGCAATAGTTAAGAAAAATGTTCATACTGATTCTGAGGGAATTTCTTATAATTCCATTATTTGGGCAGATGATAAATAATAGTAAACCAAAAGGGCTATGTCGTAAGATTTGGCCCTTATTTAATTAATAAACTTGGAGGATTAACAAATGACAAACATAGAATTTATGGCAAAACTTGACGCAATGTACGCAAAGCACCCTATGATTGCACGAAGCAATCCTAAGTCACTTAATGAGCTGATGTACGTGCTTCGCATGGAAGGCGATAGAGATTACGCCATTAGTACAAATGATGGCGGCTGCATTCCATCTGTACGAGAAACCTTTGTGTCATCAAGAGACCTGGCAAAGAAGGTTGTGTCGATTGAGTGGGAAGAATTTGAAGACGAAGAGTATGGCACGATTGGTGCGATTATTGTAGATTTGGAGGACCAATAATGAACAACGAAATTAAAGTAATCGTAGAAATGGTTCTTAAAAGTGTAATGGGAAAAAAGAAAGATAAAATTGCAAAAATCATGGAAAGCATCGATGACCGTGAGGGTGGAATTTTGGTTTACTTGTCGCACGGAGCAACCCTTGGAGAGGCAGAGGAAATTCAAGAGGTAATCAAGAGCGCTGGATTGCAGATTCCCGAACAAATGGGTAATGCGGTCATATATGTTACAAAATAATTAAACAATACAAGATGATTTAAAAGGAGAATTTTAACTATGACACAGAAAAACATTGACGTAATGGACATTATTGTTAGCAAGATGGTTGAGGGCGATACACTTTCTAAGGCGCTTAAGAGAGTGTACAATAAGAGAAGAGTATCGATTCCTTATAACGAGGAAATTTATGATGTATCGGTTATGTCTTTGCCGATGTCAAACAGAACATCCAACACATTAATGAGAGGCAGACTTAGGACTATAGGAGAAGTCATAGAATTCTGTAAGACTCATAAAATTACTGAGGTAACTAATCTTGGCAGAAATTCAGGTATTGAACTGTTTGAAACCATTCTTGATTATTGTTGGGACCATATGAACCAGGAAGAGCGTGTGTCATTTTTGATTGATACCGTTGAGCGAAATAGTGATAATATTCGCGAAGAAATTGTATAAGTATAATTAATCGACCCGGGGTTATTAAGCCCCGGGAGAAAGAAGGAAATATATGAAATATAAAATGATGACGGCCGCAGAGGCCATTGATAGATTGTTTGAACTAAAAACAAAAACTAAAAAATTGGATTTTACTTTTGATGATATTGATAAATATCCGGAGTGTAAACCAAGCGGCTGGTATGGCATGAAATTAACAAGAATATTCGATGAAGAGGACGGCGTATTCACCATGGGATATTATGGTGGCGGCTCTACTGAAGCATATGATATCTATGGAATGGTTGAGGCGTCCGATGATGAAGAATGTGTAAAAGAATATTGTGCCGCAAGACTTCAGAATTTTATGAATACTTGGTGCGATACGTTCGAGCCTTGCGAAAAAATATGTGTAGAAATTAAGGAGGATTAACATGGAAAGTTTGAAAGTTAAGGTAGATGGCGGCTATCTATATGCCACTATTAGTGGCGATCTGAATTATCCTGGTATTTGTGTGGAGTTTGTTGCAGATGATGATATGGGCGAGTCTTTAAGTAGACCTACCGTGTTGATGGAAAAGCCTTTAGGAGAAAAACTTAGGGCCTTGATATGGGATGATAAAGACGATGAGGATTATACGACAGAGATTATATTCGATTAAACAATACAAAATGATTAAAATATGATATAATAAAGGAGAAATGTAAAAATGGGAAACGTTTTATATAACATAAATTACGATGAGTCAATGATAATCTCTCTTGCAAAGGGTAATAGCAAGTTGGGTAAGAAGGTATTTGCCTTCAATCTTATGCCGGGCAATAAACCTATTTCTACGAAGGACAAAGGAGAACTAACAAATGTATGGGGTACTTGCGGTGGATGTTGTGATGGCTGTGAGGGAAATTGTTACGCGGTAAGAGATGCTCGTATGCATCATAATTCTGTAATTCCGAGTGTTGGTAAGAATACGGTAATTATGAGACACGACATGGATAAGGGCTTTAAGCAGATCAAGGAGGCGTTGATTGAAAACAAAGCAAAGGTGCTTCGTTGGCAGTCAAGTGGAGAGATAATGAATTATAATTATTTACTTCATATGATCAAGATGGCAGTCGAGATGCCCGACGTGCAGTTCTATTTCTACACAAAGAGATTTACGTTTATTGAGCAGTATGTAAAAGACCACGGTGCGTTCCCCGAGAACTTGGTGTGTAATATTTCCGAGTGGAAAGGTAATACAGAAGGTTATCAATTCGATGGATTGAATAAATTTGTGTATGATGATGGCACAGACCCTGCTATAGAAAAGTTATTCCATTGCCCTGCTGTTAATAAAAAGGGTCGTAAGACTGGCGTTACTTGCAGTGAATGTAAGAGATGTTTCTCTGGCAATAAGGGAATTATAACTGCTGTTTATGATCACTAAACAACACAAAATGATTAGGAGAAAGCAACAATGACAGAAAAGAAAAGATATTCTATAGCTGAAGTATTCCAAATGATAGGAGAGGAATATCTCAACAGAAACAATGATGCCGACCAGCATAAACATGACATTGAGGTAGATGGATTTAAGGTACATCCTATTTCTTTGAGGTACATGACATTTTATCAAAAGGGAACTAAATGTATCTGTTGTGGTAAGGAGGGTGCATATTTTCAACTCGATGGAGATGAGGGGACCAATCGTAGACACTTTAATCTTTATGCAGATGATGGCACACTAATGACCAAGGATCATATTATTCCCAAGAGCAAGGGTGGTGCTGATAGAGCATCTAATATGCAAACTATGTGTGCACCGTGTAATAAAATAAAGGGAGCATTTTATCCAGGGCTTGAAAGAGAGTATATTATTGGAACGAAACCAAATGGTAAAGAGGTTTGTTTTGCTACTATGGAGAAGGCTGCTTATCATATTGCTATGCAGGATTGTAAGCTTGAAGCAAAGAAAATATCAAAGGTAGAGGCGGTAAAGGGCGCAATCACCTGTGTGCTACGTCTTCAGTCAGCAATTGAAAATCAGACTCGATACGCTCGTTGCTTATGGCGAAAAGAAATGAGATAACAATACAAAATTATTGGGGTGTGTATATGAAAGATGGCACTTTTGAAAGATTGCAACAGATTGCAAAAAAACGAATTTGGTTTGTCAATAGTTAAGGCAGATCATTCAATGACATCGCAAATACTTTTAGATGAACTGAAATTGGAACTAACATCGGTGGAAAAGCTAAATAAAATCAAAGCGATTATAACAGAAAAGAATGGCGTTGCAGATAATCAAGAGTTTGGGTTGCACTATGGACAGGCAATAGACTATCTAGAACAAATTGAAGAAATTATCAAGAATGATTAATGAAAGGATGGTATAAATGTTAAATGAACACGAAACACAATTAATAATGGAGAACTTCTTTAAAGACTGTTTAAAATTTTGGGAAAGAAGCACAAATGATAGACGTGAGGCTTTTGAGAAAGCGCTCGATGATACAAGAAGAATTATGACAGATCCGTTTTCTCCTTGTGGGGATAAGTTGGACGTGAAAACGAAAGAAATGTTTATCAGGTACCGTGAACAGGATTTAGGAATTAGGAGGGTTTAATATGAAAAGTTTAATTGTAGAATATGTAAAATATGAAGATATTGATTTGATTGACAAATTAGATAACATGTATTGCTCAGAAATTTCAGAAGAGATTTTTGAAAAGTGTATGGAAAAAGGAACATTTAAAAAGATCGAAGAAAAAGTATGGGAGCTTATGAATGATAAAGATTCTGAGTTTTCAAAGGCAGAATCTTATGATGGGCTGTATGATGAAGATGAATCAGAAGATGAACATGATATGTGGTCAGCATGTCTATATAATTGTGATTTGTTATATATGACAGCAATTGCATATGTGTTAGGTTTAGAAGTACCTGAATTTAGTTGGGATGTTGAAAATTTTGGAATGTAAGGAGCACGGCCGTGAGAGATTGGTTAAAATGCGCCGATGAAATTGATAGAGATTGCATACACAAATACGAATATCTCCTTGGAAGAAAGTTAAAAGACTATAACGAGTATTCTGAGATAGATGGACAAGTCGATGAAATGATTTTGGAATTTGATAGCAGAAAAGATTTTTATGAAGCATATCCAGAATTAAAGAAATATAGGAGACCAATATGAAAAAGTGCAAATATTATGTAGGATGTTATGGATTTTGTGATACGGCAAGTGGATTTAAAACGATGAGAGTCGTTACAAAGATTCAAAATACAGTACCGCTATTTGAAAAGGATGTTTTACCTCTGGAATTCACATCAGAGGACGCAGATAGATATATGCGTGAATTACTTGGAAGAGGATGGGTAGCAGTCACTATTAGGGTTCCGTATGAAAATCAGTATACCTGTTGGAATTAAGGAGATTTTAATATGAACGAATATTGGAAAGACCCACGGCTAGACGATGAGGGAACATATGATTATCTTGCAGAAGAACTTCCGAGTGACACGGCAAAGTGGCAATGGTATTATCAGAAGTGCGATTCTTGCGGTAAATATCACAAACGAAACTTTGTAAGTACACATTACTTTTATTGTTGGGACGGATGGGATTCTATGAGTTATACAGAGTGCTGGAAGTGTAGATTGAGAGATAAGGTGCGTGCAATCAAAGCAAAGATTAAAAGAAAAATTAAGGCAAGAAAAGAATATCGTAAATGGATAAGGCAACTCAAAAACAAAGGTGTTGAGATTACAGAAGAACTAAAGAAGACAATTCGTAATATTGCTAACAAGGAGGTTGTGAGATGAAACTCAAAGAGCTGAAGCGTGGCGAATACTTCACAAGGAAGCCGATGTACGAACAAGAAGCGAAGCCATCGCAGGTATATATTAAGGAAGACTATGACCGAAGCACGAAGAAGTATTGGTGTCAGAAATGGGATGATATTTCCAGTGGAATGGAACTTAAGGGTGATGCTGAGGTTTATACAGATTTTATATTTTAAGGAGTGGTAGTGTGAATAAAGGGTTAAAACTGTTTATAGCAGACGTTATTGATGAAGAGAGTGGTGATAATTATATTTGGTATGTTGTGGGCAAGACATACGACTCTGCATTTAAAAGATTTACCAAAGAAGCAAATAAAACGTGGCGAACATATCTCTATTATTTTGATGAAGCCAATAAGGACAGGACAAATAATTTTATAGAATGGCTTGATGGCGAAGATGTCAAAGCGGGTATTTATGAAGAATAGAAGAGGATTAGTATGGATATTGTAATGGCAGTAGAAGAGCTTGGTTTTGACGGAGGTATTAGTTTAGGAAGATGTTCAAGAAGTACAGTCTATCGTTGGACCAAGGCAATTAACGAATATTTGGAGGAAAATAAGTATGAATGGCGTGTTAAGGCAGACTATAAGAATTGTTGTGTTGATATTATAGGATGGAAGGAGAATTAAAATATAGTATATTTGTAGAAAATAGTATATAATATTATCATCAAGGAGGAGTTTATAATGGAAAATAAAATTATTGAATTAACTCAAAGCAAAGAAGGGAATCGTTGTTTAATTTGTAGTTCCACAGATGGGCATATCAATATCAGAATTCAACGTATTCACCCAGTAGACAACATTATATCGTTTCATGTTTGCGATAAGTGTTTAAGCCAAATGCAAAACGACATTAATAAGATCTGCGAATAAGCAGGTCTTTGTTAAATAGAACAAAACAAAATGATTATAAAAGGAGAGGTTTGTATTGTGTAAAGTATATGGATATTGTAGGGCTGCGTTAGCAAGTAAAGAAGAAATATCAGAACAAATGAGGGTAATTGCAAATTATTGTGAGGATAATAACTTAAAAGTTGATGGATTCTTCTGTGACGACGGTGTAAGTGGTTTTGACGTTGGACCAGAGTTTAAGCACCTTATTGAAGAATTAAAAAGTGGAGACACTGTAATCGTTAAAAATCTTTCAAGGGTTGCAAGGGGTAATATAAGATTGATATCACTTATGGATAGATTTAAGGATGAAAGAATCAAGGTTGTGTGTATTGATGAAAATGACCTCGATATATCACCAATGAGAGCTTGGCTTGAGCAAAGATGGGCAAGACAAATGAGAGATGAGTAATCATCTCTTTCTTTAATTACAAAACAATACAAAATGATTATATAATAAGGAGGTAAAGTGATTATGAAAATTGCAAAAGGGTGGAAACTGTTCGAGATGAATTCTGAGGGGAGATTATTTCCTCTATTTATTGGCAAGAATGAGGAAACAGCTATGAATGAATGGGTCATGGCAGAGATTATAGAGCATCATCCTCAGTTCGCGCACAGACCTGGATGGCACCTGGGAACTGGAGTACCTAGTGCCCCGTGGTTAATGGGAGCTGATGGGACTTACAAGTCTCAGCGTGGTAAGAAATTTAGAAGAGTATGGTGCGAAGTAGAGTATGTAGCAGATGTAGATTATACATCCGTAGTTGAGAAATTACCCAAGAAGTGTTTTATCGATCGACTTCCTGAGGGAGGCTTTTATAATTTTAGAGAGTCTGGTAATCGTCTGTGGATTATAGCGGACAGAATAAAGGTTACGAGGATTCTCAGCGAGGAGGAGAGAGTTGAGATTATGAACAAGATGAATTATGATGAGCAAGAAGCGTTTGAGCCGTATAGACGAGCTATGGCTAAGAGAATGAAAACGGCATAATTGTAAACATTTCTTGAACACAACACAAAATGATTGACAAACTGAAAATTATAATGTATAATTAAAATACAAATTAAAAGGAGATTGCGATTATGAACAAGAACAGACGCAAGGAACTTATAGAGTGGGTTAGAAAAGCAGAAGAATGGGCGTCACATGGTGAAAGACTGAAAAGTGAACTTGAGAATATTTGCTCTGATGAACAGGATTACTTCGACAATATGCCTGAGAACTTGCAAGGCAGCACTAGAGGTATGGACGCGGAAGAAGCAATTGATGCGATGAATGAGGCGATTAAATCTATGGATAATGCAATTGAAGCAGCAGAAGAAGCGGCGAGCTGCGTTGATGAAATTTAATGACGAATCAAAATGATTGAAGGAGGTTATATTATTGATGGATGTAAACAAGATTGATATGTTGCACGGATTATATGGAAGTATGATTAGTAGAACTAGAGCAGTAGGGTATTGCCATTATCATAAGGCAGCTTTGACAGTGAAGACCATGAAGTGTCACGAATGCTTGAAGAAGCAGTGTGATGCGCTGAAGAAATACGAAGAACATGATTTTTGGAGGCAGCACGAGCAGAAAAAGGAAAGGCGCAAAGCAAGAAAACAAACAATATATAGTTTTGCGTCATAAGGAGGTGGGGCTATGATTCGAGAATGGCCTGGACAAACCAAAGAAGAATGGCTCGCAGAGTATCGAAGAAATAAAAATCTTACGCCAGAAGAACGAGAAAAAGAATTGAATGAATTCTTGGATGAAATAAAAAAGCGGGACGAGGAAAGAGAGCGAGAAAAAGTAGCGCAAAAGCAGCAAAATTCAGAAAATCTGTTTGCTAATTGTGATCACCCCAACAGTTTAGAGAATGATGAGGCCACAATTTTGTGGATTGTTGTAATGGCGGTAGCAACGATTTTTAAAGGCAATTGGATTATTTGGATTATTGCAACTATCATTTGGCGCAAATATATCACAAGACATAAAATCAAAAAATAATAGGAGGTTATTATGAATAATATAGCTGGAAGATTAGAAAAAGAAACTCAATTTTACGAAAAAATGAAAGAAAAATTGAAGGGGATGCCGAAGATTATCGGAGAGTATTGCACTTCAATGAGAGCAAATAGAAAGTCATACACAACTGTTGGAGTATATATAAATAATGTTCTGCATTTTGCACGTTTTGTGGCAGGAGAAAAACCGACCGAAGATTTCTATAAGCATATCACTGCATCCGATGTTGAAAATTATATGATCTCTTTGGAAACAAGGAATACATCAAACGGCATTAAAAGAACTGGCGATGATGTTTTACAGAATCGTTGGAGTTCATTGAATACATTTTTTGATTGGTGCCTGAAAAGGGGTTATATTGACAAGAATCCTATGGGTGTTGTTAGTAGGCCTAAGAATAACACAGAACATAAAGTAACATATTTGACAAAGGTTGAGATCAATAAGTTGTTTAGGGCGATTGACAAGAATCAAAACGAGACATTTAGAATGAGGGATAAAACTATTATTAGTCTTGCTCTTGCTACGGCTCTTCGTGTGAGTGCGCTAGTTAATATTAATGTTGATGATATTGATTTTGAGGGTAGTGTTATTAAGGTCGTTGAGAAGAGACAGAAGGTGCGCGAGATTCCTATGGGCGAGAACACAAAGAATATGTTAATGGAGTATGTTGAATTTAGGTCCAATGAGTATAAAGACGTTAATTCTCAGGCGTTATTTTTCACCAAAAACTATAATAGATTGTCTGTGTGGGATGCTAATGATATGTTAGAGAAGTATTGCGATTGTGCCGGAATTAAAAGGGTTACATTTCACAAACTTAGAGCATCTTCGGCCTGTGCTTTGGCGAAAGCAGGAGTGCCGGTTAAAGCAATTTCACAACAGCTCGGTCATAGCGGAATTGGCGTAACAATGCGTTATGTAGATGTGTTTAATGAGGATAAGGAAAAGACTAAAGGTGTTCTCGACAACTTGTTCTAAAACAAAATGATTGCAATTTATCATTTTGTAGTGTTATAATAAAATCGATAAAGAAGTAAGGAGACGATATGTGTGTATACAAACGAACAGGAAATAGAAGATTTCCTACAGGAGTATGGTAGAAGCAGAGTTATCATAGAGACGACGACAAGAGCAACGCTTAATAGGGCGGTTGAATTTGAGTATAAATTCAATAAGCCATTTTATTACTTTACGACAGAAGAGGCATTGGAAATGTATAAAAGCGTTCACGCCATCTCTGTTGTAACGTTGCAGAATAACAATTTGGCATTGAAGCACGCTGCAAGATGGTTTGCTTATAAGCATAAGAAGGAAGTAGCAAACACATATGAAGAGATAACAAAAGATGTTCTAAGTGAGGTTGTTGATGTTAATAAACAAAGAAGTTTGATTTTCAGCAGAGAAGACATTGACAATATGAAAGATAACTTATTGAATGCAATAGATAAAGCAATAGTCGAGATGTTATTCCAAGGAGCCGGTGGCGAGTGGTTAAGAGAAGTTGCATTCTTAACGCGCAACCAAGTAGATAGAGAGCATTTGATGGTGTACTTCAGAACTGGAAAAAACATTCCGGTTACGGATGAAATTTGTGATTTGCTAATGGAGGCGTTTGCAGAAGATGAACTTGTATCATTTGGGTCAACAACGAGAGTGAGCAAAGTTACTGGCAATTCGTTATACAAGGTGAGATGTAATGCATTATCTGATAACTCCGATTATAACGACATACAATCAGTGGAGCGCAGATATAGATTCATCCAAAGAAGGTTATTGTTGATTTCAAAAGACTTGGGCGTTAGGTTAACTGCAAGCGGACTACAAGCAAGCGGGTTACTGCATCACATTCAACTTGGTATGGAAGAAACAGGGTTGTCGTTTAGGGAATTTGTGAGAACTGAGCGAGCAAAATGGTTGGCACAGAGGTATGATATTAGATCAGAACTGTATGCTCAGATCATCCAAGATAAGTTGGGGCAATATTTTGAATAATGTTGCCTTTGCTTCTTTTGGCATACAGTACAAAATGATTATAATGGCGTCGCTTTGTGTAATCCAAATTTGGTATATTATGTATAAGGAAGACAGAATAGTCAGATTATACATAATTTTACCATAATTTTAATATTGCATCCAAACATATGTTTGTTGTATAATATACACATATCTATATACAAAGGGGAAGAGACTTGATGAGAACGTTTGAATTATGGGACCAACTACAAAATAAAAATTGCAGAGTAATTATTAATCACGCACTGTTTGATGAGCAGCAATACGACTGCGACAATGCACAGATTATCAATGATGAACATAGAATTGGGGTTATAATTAAAGGAAGAGAATTATTTGCGTACAAGCATGACGTGGTTGATTTTTGGGTTTATGAGAACGCATACACGGTGCGAGATAAGATGATGACGATAATAATTGTAAATAAATTGTAAATAAATAACATAACCTCTTGACAAATTGCCCTTCTTATGCTATTATATATACAACCGATAAGGAACAAAATGATTAGCAGGAAGGAGGGCTAATTTATGGGAGACAAACAAAAATCTCAGTATCAATGTATGAATTGTGGAACTCTACATTGGATAGAAGATCCGCCTGATATAGATGCGAACGAATTGTACATAAAGGTAAGATGTAATCATTGTAAGCAGATGACAAATCATCTTTGGGTGGGAAATAAACCGGAAGATTTGTATTTGTATTACGATGTGAACGCAGATCCAAGATATTATTGAAACAATACAAAATGATTAGAAGAAAGGAATAAAATTATGTTTGATTTTGATGATTTGATGGACTTAGATGAAGAGGATATGGCAGAGCTCGAAAATGGAATTCGTGCAACCTGCAAGATGACAATTCGCACTCTTGAAATTTTTTACGAAGAACTTCAGAAGTCTAATCTGCCGGATAGTGTTAAGACGGCAATCCTTGTAAGCAAGGCTAATAGCAATTAAAATGATTATTATTAAAAGGAGAAAATAAAAAATGGCAAACACATTTAGTTTTGTGGGAAAGATTTCCCGTAGAAAAGAAAACGCATTTGTAGAGAAATCATTTGGTTCGGGGTGGCTTATTAATGAGCTAAACTTTACGATGGCTTGTGGCGACAACGTACAGTTCCTGAAAGCATCTGGTGGTATGTGGGACGAGAAGCACGCGAGTAAGAACAGTGTTATGACTGTTAAGTACAACGAGGGAGGCAAAGATGAGAAGATTACTATTAATTGGGAAGACAGATTTAATCCCGATGTAGTAGAGAGTGTCGCAAATTACAAGACCTATACTGTAGATACGGAGATTGCACAGGCAAGAAAGGATATTGAGGCAAGCGGAGATAAGGCTGCAATTGAGGCGTCCGCTAAGAAGCATAAGACTTTTATCGCAGCAATAGACTTTGTAAAGTGGCTTGATAAGGTAACCGTCAATGAGAAGACTAAGGATTGGGTATGGAAGGTAACTGGCGAGGTTGAGTATCGTTATAACAACGGTAAGTATTATCGTGACTTTGTTCCTAGAAGAGTATACCATGTAGATCCTACAACCGAGCCTCAGTGTGTAGGTACTATTAAGACATTCTTCTCTGAGGGATGTGTAGATGACGAGGGCGAGAACGATATCCTCTTCAATGTTTATACTCAGTATTATGACCAGCAGTGTAAGAAGAATTGCTTCACTCCCATGCCTCTTGTAATTGCTAAGGATCACCCTAAGGCTAAGGGCTTAACAAGACAGTATAACAAGGCGGAAGGCGATGCAGTTAAAGAGCTTTCTGTAAATGTAGTTTATGTTAATGGTGCACAGAAGGTAGAAATTTCTGAGGAGCATCTTACCGACGAACAGAAAGAGATGATTGAGGACGGACTTATTACTCTTGAAGATATTCAGAGAGATATGGGCGGTTCTGTATATGGAGACAAGAAGACTGAGACGAGAATTACAGACCTTGCTCGTGGATACACGACCGGCGCCAAGGAGACTGTTTATGAAGCAGATGATTTAACTAAGACTCCTACGAAGGATGAGCCTGAGGATGCAGATATTGATGTCTTCCCTGAAAATGAAGACGATGAAATATGATAACAGTACAGAATGATTAAAAGGAGATAGTAATTATGGCATTTGTAAAACCTTCAATTAATGAAATTAAGCCTGATATGGCAACACTTAGCATTTATATTAGATCGGTAAAGAAGTTTGGTAAGAGCACTCTGTTTAGATCTACTATTCTTGCCAAATATGGTGATCCTAGTTATGGACTTCTTGTTGGATGTGGCAAGGAGAAGGGCTATAAGCTTTTGGATAATCTCAACAAGGCACACATCGACACATATAAGGATGCTATTGAATTCCAGAAGTGGTTTCTTGAAAATCCGGGCAATGTAAAGATTCTTTGCTTTGATACCGCCGACGAACTGTGTCCCATGTTTGAAAAGGAAGCGATTCGTCTTTCAAATATTGAGAATCCTAATAGACCTACCAAGTCAATTAAGGGAGCATTTGGTGGGTATATGGCTGGACCCGAGTATGTTGGCGAGATGATTAAGGCGTACTTCGATAAGTTTATTCAGGCAGGCTATGGTGTATGGGTTATCGCACATTCCAAGTTTAAGACCATTAAGGAAAAGGGCGGACTTGATGAAGATGGATATATGCAGCTAACTAGTAATCTTGTCTCCAACTACGAAGCTGCTTTCGGCGACATTTTTGATGCCACCCTTACAGGTGTTATTGACAGAGCATATGAAACCAAGGGCGAGGGAGATAAGGCAAAGAAGTATGCTACAGGAGAAATTCGTAAGCTGTACTTTAGAGGTACAACTTTGATTGATGCAGGTTCGAGATTTGCAGATGGAGCAGTGCCTGAGTATCTTACTTATGATATGTCTGATATGGAGTTTGCAGAACTATTCCTTAAGACCTGCGAAGAAGGTATGGAGAAGAGTAAGCTTGATTTTGGCGCTAAGAAAAAGCCTACCTCCAAGAAGACTACCAAGAAGCCTGAACCTACTCCTGTAGTAGATGATGAGGAAGAAGATGACCTTACTGCAATGCTTAGAGCAGTAGTTGAGAAGGCAGAAGAAGATGAGACTACTGATAATGAAATGTATGGTGTAAACGAGGATGAGATTCCCGATGATGCTGTGCCTTTTGACATCGATGAGGATGAAGAGGAAGAGGTTGATGAGGATGCAATCATCACTCTTGATGAGGATAGACTCAACGCAATCCGAGCGGCGTTTAAGGGTTCTGATGCAACAACTAAGGCAAAGGTTAAGAAGCATCTTGTTGATTATTCAAACAAATTAAGTGCAGAGATGAAGATTAGCGATGTTAATGCTATCGAGGAAATCCTTGGATTGAACGACGAGGTTTAATAAACACATAGGTGGTTGGTGAGGAATCACCGCCACCTACTTTTGACATAAGGAGGAATTGAGATGGCAAAAGCAAAATGTAAAATTTGTGGAAACACTTTAGATACAAATGTTGCGTATAAGGTGACAGATAAGAATGGAAAGAACAAATATTTTTGCTCAGCCTCTGAGTTCGAGGCAGAAGAAGAGCGCAAGAAGAAAATCCAGGAAGATAAGGATAGAGTGTATCGTTTGATATGTGATATTATGGGCGAGAAGGAAATAATCAGTACGGCGTTATTCAAGGAGTGGCAAGTGTGGCTAAAGGTCGCAGATAACGAAAAAATTGCTAAGTACTTAGAGGAAAACAAGGACTACTTAACTTCGGTGATTGCTAGGCTGCAGAGTTCTGAGTACGCGCGTATACGCTATTTGTCGGTGATAATTAGGGATAAAATTAAGGCATTTGTGCCGAAGGTTGAGGTTGTTGAGAAGCCGAAGGTTGTAGTCGAAGAAACTATCTACGAAGCACCAACACAATCTCTTAATAAGCGTAGAAGTTTAGCAGACTTGGAGGATATGTTTTAATGGATAAGAATCAATTTATTAGTGGAGTTATGGAGAAATATGACCATAGGTTGCTTGAAAATTCTTTGACAACTGAAGGTAATGTCTGTGGATTACTTCTCTCTGATCTCACCTTTTATGATGATTGTGGATTAGAGAGCAAGGATTTCGTAACTAAGCATGGGCGTATGCTATTTACCATTGGTAAGCAACTCAGAGAAAAGGGTTGTGCAAACTTCGATGAAATAACTCTGCTTTCTAATGTGAATGACGATGTTAAAGAAAAGATAGACAATGAATTGGGTGGATTTAGAGCGATCCAGAATATTATAGATGTTGTGTCTGTAAAGAATATGGATGCTTTTATGGATGAATTAAACAAGAGAAATGTTTTAATGTCTCTCTATAAGAAGAACTTTAACATCTTCGAGGAAATGACACTCGATAGTGGAAAGAAAGTTATTCCATATGAGTTGTTTCAAAAATTAAGTTCTTCTGAAATATTAGACTGGTATAATGCACAACTTGCAAGCCTTGAAACTAATATTAATAGTAGCAAAATTGTGGATGAGGGCTTCGTAGATTTCGATGACGAATTCATTGAGAGGCTTTCACGCAAGGAAGAAGTAGGCGTTTCATTTGGAGATGCTGGACTTAATATCAACGGAGAGGAAATTTCTACGTTCCCATTTATGAGTGGCAATATTCTTGGATTAAAACCAGGCACTTTGAATTGCTGGGCAGCCCATTCGGGAGCCGGTAAGAGTACGTATATGATTACGGTGCTTATGAGCCTTGTGGCGAAGGGAGAGAAGGTTATCTTGGTTAGTAACGAGTCCCAGATTTCAGATGTTCGTATTCAATTTTTAGTTTGGATACTTACAAGATGCTTAGATTATTGGAAGATTTCTAAAAAGAAATTAACATCAGGCAATCTTACATATGAAGATAAAGAAAAGATTAAAGAGGCAAGACAATGGTGGAAGGAAAAATATGCAAAATCTGTAAAGATAGTAACATTATCTGACGCCGATGCAAGACTAACTTGTCAGATTATTAAGAGACATATTCTTAGAGACGGATGTACAACCTTCCTTGTAGATACATTCAAATTAACTACAGATGGCGGCTCCAATGACGCGTTTTGGATGAGTCTTATTAAAGATACTAGAGACCTGACATCGCTTGCAATGAAGTATAATGTTATTGGTTTGATGACGGTTCAGCTTGCACTTAATTCTTTAAATAGGTGCTGGATTGATGCTAGTTGTTTATCACAGAGCCGTGCAATTAAGGAAACGCTTTCGAACTTAATAATGTTCCGTAAAATTACAGATGCCGAGCTAGATCCGTCCTCTCCTTATTTTATTCATCCATTCAGATCAAAACAAAGAGAAGACGGTTCGTGGTACGAAGAGCCCTACCAACCCGACAGAACTAAGGTTTGGAGGTGTTTCTTTATAGATAAGTCACGAAGAGGTGCAGACAGTAATGATACTGGCGTTGCATATTTGGTTAGATACGACGGAGACTTTTGCACGTTTTACGAAACCGCCAAGTGCAGACCTACACACAAGTTGATTAATACTGAGGGTAGATAATTGTAAATAAACTGTAAATAAATCTCAAACTACCTTGACAAATTGAAAAAATGATATTATTATAATTACACGACAAAATGATTAGAATGGAGGTGTCAGAGATGTGTTCGAAGAAGTAAAAGAAAAATTATTAGAGCAACCAGAGTCCATAGAGCATATCTTAGACACCTTTGGTTTTGATAAGATACGAATTCGGAACCGAGAACTTAGGTGTGCTTTTGAGCCTGGGATGAACCCGACCGCGGTGGTTATTAGGCTGCAAGACAACGAGAATTTGTTTGTGAAAGATTACGAGCGAAATCTCTCGTGCGACTTAATAAACTACCTTATCAAGAGCAAAAATATTCCATTTAAAGATGTAATGAATGTTATCAAACAGGAGCTACATCTTGATTCCATATATAATTACAAACGCAAGGTTGGGCTCTTTGGCGGGATATATGACGGTCTGAGCCGTTCTAATGGCGAAATATCCGTAACTACTTACCCAGAAGAGATACTTGAACAGTATGGCAATACGCCAAATCTGCTTTGGTTAAAAGACGGAATTTCGCTAAGTACTCAACGAAAATGGGGCATAGGTTACGATGTAGAATCACAACGCATAACAATGCCGATAAGAACTTCAACTGGGGAAATTATGGCGATAAAAGGAAGGCTTAACGGTACGCCAGAAGAGTTCGAACCCAAGTATCTTTACATAGTTAATGGACCAATGTCACAGACTCTTTTTGGGTATTCGGAGAATTACAGTTCGCTCTATGAGAATGAAATCCTTGTGGTTGAGTCAGAGAAGTCGGTGCTTATTTTGGACTCTTGGGGTTATAACAATGTAGTTGCTCTTGGCAGCAACTCATTGAGTCTGGCACAAGCCAAACTGCTAATGTCATTAAATCCGAAGCAAGTGACTTTTATGCTCGATAAGAGTTTACAGTTAGAGAACACCAAAAGGAATGCAGACTTGCTCAAGACATTTTGTACTATGAGGCAGTTGGAGATCCGTTATTGGAATTGGGAAGATAATTTAACATTAGACGATAAAGCTGCTCCTTGTGACGATACTAAGGCGGAGTTTGAATATATATTAGCAAATGAAATAGAACCAATAGAAAATTTAGAAGAAGAGGATGAAATATAGTTATGGAAATAATGGGAAGACGTATCATATTTACGGCAGACGATGAAATGCCAGATTGCTTATCGTGTGACCACTGCGATGATGATTGCAATTGCTCAAAATTCTGTGGCCCAGAATATGGGTGGGCAGGATATAGACGGACAGAATGGGTGGACGCAGAATGAGCAGATATATTGATGCGGATGAGTTGGTTGCTTGGTGTCAGCGAACATCCAAAGCGCAAAGCACCGTGACAGGTAAGGCGTATGTTAATGCTTTATTAACGACAGTAGACTGTAGTCCCACCGCTGATGTTGCCCCGGTTAGGCACGGAATGTGGGATTATATCGCAACACACGACTGTTTCTCTTGTAATTTATGCAAGTTTGATAGCGATGTAGCAATGAAATATTGTGGCGGTTGCGGTGCAAAAATGGATGGCGAAAAGCGTATTTTATGAGGTAGCAAGGAAGGATAAAAAATAATGATTATATTACTTTTAATAATTTTTATTATAATGGCAGCCATAGGAATTTGGCTTAACACGGACACCGACTTTGAATATTCGGGTGGAGCGATGGGGGTGGTTGGATTACTTGGTGCGGTTGCAAGTTTTATAGCAATGGTATCTCTTATTATTGGTGTTTCCAATCTTACCGTCATTAATGAAAAAATAGCAATGTATGAACAAGAAAATCAAAAGATTGAAACACAAATAGCAGAGACGGTGCAACAATACCAAGAGTATGAAAGTGGAATATTTACCGAGGTTGCACCCGAAAGCTCTGTGACACTTGTTGCCCTTTATCCTGAGTTGAAGGCTGATACTTTGGTGCAAAAGCAAATAGAGGTTTATATTGCTAATAATGAAAAAATTAAAGAGCTGAAAGAATCTAATATAACTGGTGATGTTAAACGCTGGTGGCTTTACTTCGGTGGGAAGAAATAAAATACGAATTTTAAGAGGTTTAAATATGAAAATTTATATAAAACAAATTAAACCATATATCTACACACCTATGGCGCAAGGTACTGTAGATGAGTTAACTGCCATTGATGGATATGATTGGGTATCTGAAGACCACGAAGCAGCGTTGAGAAAGCAAATTGTTATAAATGATTCTTGGTCAAAGCTATTTTTTAAAGAAAGATTTATTGTTCTTGGCGATGGTGTTGTAGGTGAATTTGAAAAAACACAATTTGGTTGTTGTCAAAATTGCGGTAACGCAAAAGAAAGTTTTCATCTTAAAGATGAATTTAAAAACGAGTTGAATTGTCCAAAATGGGGAGCAGTAGGATTGAATCCGTATGGATTCTGTCATATGTGGAAGCCGAAAGAGCAATAAAAACAAACTTTTAAGAGGTAGTTATGGAAGATTACGAACTGACAATAGGAACTATTGAATATTATAAAAGCAAGGCTTGTGAGTGCATCAAAGGCAAATGCGATAAATGCGAAGCTATGTATGAATATAGTGGAAAACAGTATTGTCAATTTGATACTGTGATTAGATTTATCAAATGGGACAATCAATATAACATATAAAAATAAAATTTTAAGAGGTAAATTATGAATAATTTTGATAAATTAAAATCGCTTAACATAGACCAATTCACCGAGTGGCTTGACGAGAATGGGCAGTATGATACAGCACCCTGGAGCCTATGGTTTGACCGCAAATACTGTAAGAACTGTGAAGATATTATATGCAAGTCTCCAGATGATTCAAGACAATATCGTTGTGCGTACTGCGAAATTTATGATAAATGTCGCTTTTTTGATGAGATGGAAGATGTGCCGGACAGTAAGGAGATTGTGAAGATGTGGCTTGAAAGTGAGGTAGAAGACAATGTATAATCCATGTTTTGAATGTTTGAATAGATATGGTAAGCAATATACAGAAGAATGCGATGATATGTGTGAATATGCTCACGCTCTGAGCAAGCTTAAGCCCTATGGCGGTATAAATGAGGCAGTTAGAGTTATGAAAGGTGATGCTATTCCAGTTGCATTGTTACAGAAAGATAAAATTGATTGGACATACCACATTGTATGTTATGCCAAAGAGGAGACAAAAGGATGAGTAATAAAATAGATTTAATTGATTACGATATTCCGGCATATAGAAAGAAATCAAAGAAAAAGGGTCAACCTCGGTCGAAGCATAAACATACTTATGAAACGGTTCTTCTGACTCGCTATTATCATTTTAATCTTGGTGAGCCGAGAACTTCTGAGTCTAAGCAACCTACCAAAGTGTGCACAATTTGTGGTCGAATAGACGATGTGGATTATGATGCGTCTTTATATGACGTTCATCCAGACACCAAGATTAAATGGGTGTTTGTAAAAGACTTGAGTGAAAAGGCGTTAGGTTTGCCGAAGTGGCGTGCCGATAGTTTTGATAAGTTTGCAGTCAAAGTGGAGGATTGATTATGAGAGAATATATTTTTCGCGGTAAGTGCAGAGATGAAGACAAATGGGTGGAAGGTTGCTTGATTCATTATGGTGATTACTGTTGCATTTTACAAGATGAAGATAAGTTGCATCCCATAGACGTTCCATATATGAATGATTTGGGTTGCATTGATGGATATGCTACGCCGGTTATTCCAGAGTCGGTTGGGCAGTATACAGGCTTTGATGAATGGGTACTTATGGATGAAACTCGTAATGCTAAACTCTATGAGGGTGACATTGTAGAAGTATGGGGTAATAGAGAAATATATCAGTCTAATTGGAGCCAGTATGACGGTAAGGTGAAATTCAGAGGGGTTATTATGCTTAAATATGGTAGATGGCTTATTGATTTTGAGAATAATTACAATAAGTCTATTTGTAAAGCAAGAGGCAAGGAAGAATATGATAGAGAACCTCCGATGACCCGTGATTTGTATGAACCATACTTTAATCATACTTCAAATAAGGATGAATATAGAAAGCGTAAGCTTGAAAGCAGAGAACAGTGCTTAAGATGGGGTTTCGATGATCACTCATACTATGACGATATTGTGAAGATTGGCACCGTGTTTGAGAATGCAGATTTGTTGGAGGGATGATGTATGTTATGTTATCATTGCGAAAAAGCAAGTAACTGTTCTACATTTAGAACACTTTGCTCTGTATCCGAGGATTTTTGTATTAATAAATGTAAGGACTTTGAGGATTCGTTGCGCTATTCATATATGAAGATAGCGAAAAATCATGATTTGATGAAATTGATTTATGATTATTTTACAGATATTCTTGAAGGATATAGTAAAGAAGAGGCAGAAGAGGTCATTATTCGTGCATTACGAGATTTAAGTTATTAGAATTAAGCCAGGAGTGATATATATGGAAAAAGTTTTGACTGCCAAGATTGATGGCAGACAGATGGAAGATGATTTTGAGATTATAGATGCTATTTTGGATAGTCGTGGCATAGAGGATATTAGTGATTTTCTAAAGCCCACTGAGGACGATATGATACCATTTGAGGAGTTAAAAGGGCTTGACGACGCATATCGGATTATAGATGACGCCATCACGATGGGAGAAAAATTCCTCGTGCTTGCAGATGTGGATGCAGATGGTTGCAGTAGCAATGCTATTATAACACGGTATCTGCGTAAGTGTGGAGCAAATGTTGAGTGTGTTATCAATGACGGTAAAAAGCACGGGGCCGAAGACTTCAATTCGAAGTTACTTGACGGCGTTGATGTAATGATTATAGTCGATTCTTTGGACAACAATCCGGAGGTATACAAAAGAATTCTCGATACTGGTGTAAAACTTGTGGTGTTTGACCACCATCTTCCTGAGCAAAGATTATTTGACGCTAGATTAGACTTCGTACTCGTAAGCTCTGCAAACGGATATCCAAATGAGTTCTTGTCTGGTGCAGGAGTTTGTCTAAAATTTGTACAATACTGTGATTACCAAAACTTGACTGATTATAGCGACGACCTATGGGCATACGCAGCAATAGGACTTATAGCAGATATGAGTTCAATGGCAGAGCCAGAAAATAGATATATTGCATATCGAGGGCTGGCGCAGTTCAGAAACCCTATGGTGCAGAAGATGGTCGGCAACTATACATTCGATAGTCAGTCGGTAAGTTTCAGTATTGGACCGTTGGTTAATGCCGCCATGAGAATGCATCAAAATGAAAAAGCAATGAATGTTTTTCTTGCAGAAGACGAGGACGAGATTGATGAGCTGGTTAAAGATCTGAAGAATTGCAGAGAAGAGCAGAACAAGGTTGTAGCAGAAATGCTTGACGGATTGCTTGAGCAAGGCGAGTCGCAACTTGATAGAAAGTGTATGTTCTTTATGCTTGACAATGATACGGATGCGGAAATCACAGGACTTATCGGCAACAAACTCCTTGCAATGTATCAGAGACCGTTATTTATCTTAAAGGTGAGAGATGGACAATATCAAGGTAGTATGAGAAGTATGGGCACTGAGAACTTCCTTGAGGTTGCTAATGGTACGAGGTTGTGTCTTTGTCAAGGACACCCCAATGCTGCCGGTGCTTTTATAGACATAGATAAGTTCGAGCAGTTCAAAGAGGTTATTGAGGAAGAACTTAAGGACGTTGAGTTCTCTGTTAATATAGAAGCAGATATAGAACTTACTCCGAGCCAGATTAATGAGAATTTGGTGAAACAACTGAATGCCATTAACCGTATAAGCGGCGAAGGCTTCCCTCCTGTGACGGTATTAGTGAGAACCAATAACTATGAAGTTAGTACATTCTCTACCAAGAAGCACTTAAAGGTTATAGATGAGAGTGGACTTCTGATTGTTAAGTGGAACACCAATGATTGGCAGACGATGAAGAATGACAAGCAGTTGGTCGCAGTAGGCACGTTGAGTTCTCCGAGATACGGCAGGGTTCAGTATCTACAGTTGACAACTGATGATTATACGCAACAAAATGATTAAGGAGGGCTAAGATATGGCTCCAAATTACAGACAGATAATGGCTATACGAAAAGCCAACGAAGATAAGATACGGAGGCTCTGTCCTACGGCATCAGAGAAATCTGGCATATACGCATTTTGGCGCATAGATGAGAATGGATTTAAATTCGCGTATGTAGGACAGGCAAAGAACCTTTTAAAGAGACTTGCAGAGCATCTGACAGGTTATCAACACATAGATTGTAGCATTAAGAAGCATAAGTTTTATGACGAGGAAACTAATCCTTATGGATATCATGTAGAGATAATTGAAGAGTGTGCGGAAGAAGCTCTTGATGAAAGAGAGAGATATTGGATTAAGTGGAATGCTGATAATGGATACCAGCTTCGCAACAAAACTTCTGGTGGACAGGACGGGGAGAAGTCTGCACTCGGAGAGGGCAAATCTAATAAGGGATACAGAGATGGACTTTCTAGAGGTTATGAGAACGCCCGGCGTGATGTTGCAAAATTGTTTGAGAAAAATCTTACTTACTCAATTAACGGCAAAGATGGCAAGTTGAAGCAACGAGCCTATGATAAATTCACAGAATTCTTAAATGTGAATGGCTCCGAAGAAGAAGATGATGAAATCTAATTGTAAATAAATTGTAAATTAGCACCAAAGTGTATTGACAATAACGCATTTTGGTGCTATTCTATACACGACAAAATGATTAGAGAGGTGAGATGGATGGTTAAAGTTAAAGAAGATTTAACAGGTCGAGTGTTTGGCAGATTGACCGTGTTAAGCCGCGCAGAGGACTATATTCGTCCGAGTGGTCAGCGTAGTGCTCAGTGGTTATGCGAATGTAGTTGTGACAATAAAACACGTAAAATTATAGTTGGAACATCTTTGACAAGTAAAAAATCACCTACAAGGTCGTGTGGGTGCATACAGAAAGAAAAGGCGGCAAAAGCACAAATAAAGAGTAATACATACGACTTATCTGGCGAATATGGCATTGGATTTACATCCAATACGAATAACGAATTTTATTTTGATTTATGTCGATATGATGAAATTAAGGACTATTGTTGGTGTGAAAGAAAGCAAAAAGATGGATATGTAAGTTTGTTTGCTTGGAGCAAAGATAGACATCGAATGATTAAAATGACGGACTTATTGGGATATAAAGATTACGATCATATAAACCGAAATCCATTAGATAATAGAGATTGTAATTTAAGAGCAGTATCAAAAACAGAAAACAGAAGAAATCATTCAAAATATAACACTAACACATCTGGTTTTACAGGTGTGAGCTGGAACAAAAATCGTCAAAGATGGCGTAGTTATATCATAGTTGATTATAAACAAATTGACTTAGGGTTATATAATGATTTAAATGATGCTGTTGTGGCAAGATTAGAAGCAGAACTTAAATATTTCGGCAGAGATTTTGCACCACAAAGACATCTGTTCGATGAATACGGCATAACAACACAAAATGATTATGGGGTGAAAGAATGAGTAATTATGTTACATACCATTTGCATACAGAGTTGAGTTTGCTTGACTCGTGTACAAGTTTTAAATTATATGTGGACAAAGCAAAAGAGCTTGGTCAGACTGCTATTTGCTTCAGCGAGCACGGCAATTGTTATAACTGGATTGAGAAGAAGATGTATTGCAAAGAGCAAGGCATTAAATATCTGCACGGAGTCGAGTGTTATCTTACGGAGAAGTTGTATGAATATCCAGAAATTCCAGACGAATGGTATGAAAGCAACTTAGGCAGAGATGAAAAAGAAGTTCAGGCAGAACTTGATGCGATGTTAGAAGAGGGCAAAAAGAAGATTCGTGATAACTACCATACCATTCTTGTTGCCAAAAACTATGCTGGATTCCAAGAATTAAATACTCTTGTAGATTTATCTACTCAGGACGACCACTTCTATTACAAGCCACGTTTAACCTTTGATGAATTTAAAAACATTTCAAATAACATCATTAAGATTAGTGCTTGTCTTGCATCACCCTTAAATAAGTTAAGGGATGAAGGCCTTATTAAGTATTATGATTATCTTGAGATTCAACCCCATATCAACAGTCAAGATCAGAAGGAATACAACCAATGGCTTTATCAGATGTCAGTAAAACACAACAAGCCTCTTATCGCAGGAACGGATACTCACAACCTTGATAAATATAAAGCAGAGTGTCGTTCTATTCTTCAGCGAGCAAAACATATTGTTTTTACCAACGAGGACGAGTTTGATTTAACCTATAAGTCATATGATGAATTGGTTGAGATGTTCGATAAACAGGGAGCCTTACCATCAAAAGTGTATTTGACCGCTATTGAAAACACAAATGTGATGGCTGCTTCGGTAGAAGAATTTGAGCTTGACACCAGTTTTAAATATCCTAAACTCTACGAAGATGAAGAGAGGGTGTTTAAGCAGCGTATTAATCAGATGTATAAGGACAAACTTAAGAAGGGCATTATTCAGAATAACCCAAGATATGTTGAGCAAATCCGTGAAGAGATGCGAGTCTTTAAGAAGATTGGTATGGTTGGCTTTATGCTTTTTATGTCTGAGCTTATTTGTTGGTGTTGGGATAACGGCATTCCGATTGGACCGTGTCGTGGTAGTGTGGGTGGTAGTGTTATTGCCTATATTACGGATATTATAGATGTAGATCCTATTGTATGGAATACGGTATTCTCTCGTTTCTGTAATGAGCATAGAACCGAGATTGGTGATATTGATGTGGATATTGCTCCTACACAGAGACATCTTGTATACGAACATATTATTGATAAGTTTGGTTCGGATAAGACGGCGTACATTCTTGCTATTGGCACTATTTCTGATAAGGGTACTATTGATGAAATAGGTAGAGCATTAGCGTCAAAATGGGATGAGGAATATAATAACGGTAATAATCCATATGTCAATACATTGTATGATAATCATACTGGTGGTGCAAACCCATATTCTCTTGATAATATTGCTCGTATTAAAAAAGAATATGAAGAAAACCCCGACGCAACCAGACAGAAATATCCCGATATCTTTTATTACTTCGATGGTCTTGTTAATACGGCAATCTCACAGTCAATGCATCCGGCAGGCATAGTCGTTGCACCTTTAACACTACCCGATAACTATGGTACATTCTGGCAAGATGGCAAGCGTATTATGATGATTAATATGGAAGAAATTCACGAGGTGTCGCTTGTTAAGTATGACCTTCTTGGATTGAAGAACGTTGAGATTATTAAAGATACTTGTAAGCTTGCAGGTATTCCGTATCCCAAGTCACACACTATCAACTGGGAAGACCAAAGTGTTTGGGCAGATATGATTACTGCACCTGCCGGTATCTTCCAGTTCGAAGGTGATTATGCATTTAAGATGCTAAAGGAGTTCGTTCCTCATAAGATAAATGATATGAGTATGGTAAACGCCGCGCTACGTCCGTCTGGAGCATCTTATAGAGATAGACTACTTGCCCACGAAGTAAATAAGAATCCATCAGAGATTATTGATGAATTGCTAAAAGATAATCTTGGATTTTTGATTTACCAGGAGGATACAATTGCATTTCTTCAGAACATTTGCGGACTGTCAGGTGGCGATGCAGATAATGTGCGTCGTGCTATTGGTCGTAAGCAAAAGGATAGACTTGAAGCGGCAATGCCAGAAATTCTTGAGGGTTATTGTAAGATGTCACCTAAGCCAAGAGATGTAGCAGAACAAGAGGCCAAAGAGTTCTTACAGATTATAGAAGACTCAAGTAATTATCAGTTTGGCTTTAACCACTCCACAGGATACAGTATGATTGGTTATTTGTGCGCTTATATGAGATATTATTATCCAGAGGAGTTTATAGCAGCATATCTCAATAACGCCAATAATGAGGATGATATTCGATATGGTACTGAATTGGCGAGAGTTAAGAATATTAAAATACATCCTATTAAGTTTAGACATTCGGGTGCGAATTATACGGTTGATAAAGAAACACATTCGTTATATAAAGGCTGTAGTAGCGTAAAGTTTTTATCCGCAGATATGGCAGAGCAACTTTATGCAATGAAAGATAGACACTTTGATTCTTTCACCGACCTTCTTTCAGTATTTCCGGGCAATAGCAAACAGCTTTCCATACTCATAAAATTAAACTATTTTTCTGAGTTTGGAGGCAGTTTAAGGCTATTAAAAATAGCGGAACTTTATGATACATACAACGGAAAGAAAATTTTGAAAAAGGAGAAACTCGGTCTGCCGATTGATATCGTAACCAAGTATGCTAACTCAGAAACCGAGAAGCAATATCGTTTTGAGCCCGAGAGTATGATGGCAATGCTTACTGAGCTGTGTGATATGGTGCCAAACCAAGAGCTTGATGTTATGGCTCAGATTGAGGCACAGAAGGAATTTTTAGGTTATATTGATCTTGTAGATCCTACCAAGCCTACCAAAGCTATTATTCTTGAAATCAACACTAAATACACGCCCAAACTTTCATTGTATAGACTCTATGATGGACAGACGGTCAGTGTAAAGTTGAAGAAGAAGGACTACGAGAATAATCCGGTCGCCTCAGGTATGATTATTAATTACCGTACAACAAAGAAGCCTGCGTGGAAGAAAGACGAAAAAGGAGAGTGGGTGCAAGACTATAGCCGAGAAGATATTTGGCTCGCATCCTATACTATTGAATAACTCGTCACCAAAACTATACACTTTTTACGACAAAATTGTACCCCATTGGAACGCCCTTTGGGGTATAATTGCATATTCATAATCTTTTTAAAGTGCAAAAGTTGCACATTTGAGTTGCACTTTAAGTGCAATTGTAAACAAAATGTAAACAAATGGAATAAGTGGTTGACAATTGGAAAAATGTGAGTATAATAGAGGTACAAAACAAAATGATTGGAGAATGAAAATGAAACTTGAAATCGAATTAGACCTCAATAAAATTGATTATGACGCAATCAATCAGCAGATCCATGAAAAAATCAATGAGATGGATTTAAGTAAAATCTACGACATTAATTCAAAAATTGATAGGAAAATCCAAGACGAAGTTGAAGATTGCGTAGAATCTCATCTGGTCGCTAATCGTTGGACTGGTGAGTTGAATGATGCAACTCGACGTCACGTTAATGATGAATTGATTCTTGAAATACGAAACCTTACATCTCCTCTTGTTGATAAAATTTTCAGTCAAATAACAGATGAAGAATTGAGCAAAATTATAGTTGAATTAATGCCTAAGGTGTTGGTGGAGTTGATGTGTCAGCAGTTGGGCAGTGCGTTAACAAGTTATTATTATCAAGCATCTGAACACCTTGTGAGTGATGCAACATGTAGAATTCGTAATTCGATTCATTATTGATTGGAGAGCATCAATGAAAAACAAAGATAAGAAGAAGGTATCAGAAACCGGATGGATGCCTTTTTGGTGGGGCAGTAAGTTTAATCGTAGGTTGTCCTCCAAGAGAGTACGGCAGCACGAAAAGAAAGAACTTGAAAAAGAGTTATCCGAGAAGGAGCAGAAAGATGAAGAAGTATAAGTGTGGTTTATATGTCGGTCGCTTCCAGCCTTTGCACATTGGACACACGAGCATAATCAGCAAGATGTTTGATGAATGCGAAGTAGTGATCGTAGGAGTTGGCTCGGCCCAAGAGAGTGGTACACAGAGAAATCCCTTTGACTTCGCCACAAGAAGTCGATGGATTGTCGAGACATTTTGTAGTCGTAAAAATCATATCCTCCACGTTGTTCCCATTCCGGATAGAGAACATCCTAGTAATGATGCTTCTTGGGGCGATTATTTACTCGACAAGGTGTGGTCGGCAACCGGAGAAATGCCCGATGTTATTTATGAGGGAGAAGAAGAGGAGCGAGCTCATTGGTATGACAACCTTGATGTTTCTGTTGTAAAGGTTCCGAGAACAATAATACCTATTTCGGCAACAGAAATTCGTGAAGGTATACTCGCCGGCGATGAAATGGTAATAAGAATGTACATTCCATATGGAATAAGAGATAAAGTAGAATTTATGAAAGAGGTAATAAAAGATGTCAATAAGAAGTGAAATTGTTGAGTTTATAAGAGACCAGTTCCGTGACAATGATAATGGCGTTGCCGTAATAGGAATGAGTGGTGGCAAGGACAGTACAATTACTGCTGCACTTTGTGTAGAAGCGCTTGGTTCAGATCGTGTAGTTGGTATAATGATGCCTAACGGAAGTCAAATAGACCTTGCGGACTCTGTTGCTATATGTCAAGCACTTGGCATTGAGCATCACTATATCAATATAGGAAACGCCTACAACGCTCTTTCAATGGAGGTCGCTAATGCGATTTGTAGAAAAGATGAACAACCACTTGGAACAGTATGGAATAACGATATGTTTACCACAAATACTCCGGCTCGCCTTCGTATGACCACTCTTTATGCGGTCGCCGCATTCTACCCTGGTTCCCGCGTAGTAAATACTTGCAACCGCAGCGAAGATTATGTTGGTTATTCCACCAAATATGGCGATGCTGCTGGTGATTTTTCTCCCATTGGCGACCTCACGGTTCGTGAGCTTCTTGTTGTTGGACAGGAATATGTAGATGAGGGTGTATTGAAGCCTGAGTGGGTATATAAAATACCTGAAGATGGTATGAGTGGAAAATCAGATGAAGAGAAGCTTGGCTTTACTTACGAAGAAGAAGACGATTATCTTCTTAATGGTAAGGATTGTAAGACTAGTTGGGATACCATCAAGAAGATTGAACGACTACACAAGGCCACTCGTCACAAATATTGTCCTATGCCTATGTTTAAAAAAGGAGAATGATATGAATTTATTTAAACGATTCTTTGGTCATCTTCGCACCGTCCATCGACATCGAGCAATGGTGCGTAAACTCTGCTTCAAGTGTGGACTCTATTGGCAGGGACTAACACACGATCTATCCAAATATTCACCTACAGAGTTTTGGAACGGAGTGAAGTTCTATACGGGCACAAAGTCTCCGCATATAGGAGAACGTGAAAAGTATGGTTATAGCAAAGCGTGGATACATCATCATAACAGAAACAAGCACCATGCCGAGTACTGGCAGGATATCGGTAGAGATGGCAAAACTACTGCTATTGATATGCCACCGAAATATCTTGCCGAAATGCTCTGTGATAGAGTTGCGGCATCAATGATTTATTTGGGCGACAAGTTTACAGATAAGTCTGCTTTGGACTATTATGGAACACATTATGATGAAAATCAGTTCCATTTAGAAACACGAGAAAAGTTAGAATATTGGCTTGTACATATTGTGGCGGTTGGCGTAGATAAAACATTTAAGGAATTAAAAGAAACTTTGAAAGAAGGTAAAAAGAAATGATGAAACTTAGTCCCATAATTACGAATTTAACAGATACAGATTTGTACAAATTTTCAATGAATCAGGTTATGTTTCATAAACACACTAATCTTAATGGTGTGTATATATTCAAGTGTAGAAATGAGGGTGTCATATTTACCGATGAAATGATAGACGAAATCAATGCCCAAATAGATCATCTTTGCACGTTGACTTTTACCGATGAAGAGCTTGATTATCTCAAGTCTCTCCGCTTTATCAAGCCAGACTATGTTGAGTTTCTTCGTCTTTGGAGACCCCTCCGTCGCTATGTACATTGTTTCAAAGCAGATACTTACTATCTTTACGAGGACGAAGAGAATATCGCCTCTGGTGGTATGGTTCTCTATGTAGATGGTCCGCTCTTCTCTGTAATGCAGTTTGAGATTTATCTCCTTGAAATAGTTAATGAAGTTTATTTTCGCACGAAGTATGATCGCTTTTCTCTTGTAGAGAGTGCAAAAGAGAAACTTGTGGCAAAGATGAATGGATTCCGTTCACAGGAGTATGATTTTAAGTTTGCAGAATTTGGTTGCAGACGTCGTTTGAGTCGTGAGTGGCAGGATTATGTTGTAAGCGATCTCATCAGAGATGAACATTGTGTTGGTACATCTAATGTGTATCTTGCGATGAAGTATAGAGTGAAGCCTATTGGTACTTATGCTCATGAATATGTACAAATGTTCCAGGGCGTTCCCGGAGTTCAGCTCGCATACACCAATAAGATGGCTCTTGAGGAATGGTTTGATGAATATCAGGGTGATCTTGGTACAGCACTTACAGATACTCTCGGCACTGACTTATTCCTTCGTGACTTCAATAAACTTCAGGCACTTTGCTACACG